AGGAAGAACGACAGCAATCAACCGAGCAAGTGCGGAGAGACAAGGATGAATTCATCCTCCAAGAAAAGATAGCAGACATGATCAAATACGGAAAACGAGCCGTCGCACATTTCCCCCGCAGGGAGAAACAAACGGCGGACGAAGTCCGGACATGCATGCTGACCATGCTCCGCCTTGCCATCAAGATAAAGAAAAAGTATTACAAAAAGACCACGCTTCAAGAATTAGACGAGGAGCTGGAGGTATTACGTGTCATGCTACGAGTAGCAGTCGACAAGGACTACTACGACCCGAACATCGCGCCGCCCCTCCCTTTCAAGAAATACGAGCACTGGTCAAAACTAAACGATGAAATTGGGCGCATTATTGGAGGCTACATCAAGAGCCAAAAGTAAGCGCCCACTTTTATAGGGAACAGATCAAAGCGTTTCCCGAATCGCGGCGGCAACTGGAACAACACGTCGAACGCGGGCGTGTTCAATTCGAACTTGAACAATCCGCGCACGAACACGAACACGAACATCGGGTTCCGCTCCGCTCTGCTGCCACGCTCAAGATTGGGAGTCCGGCCCATGGGCAGACTTCGACGCGTGGCGCCAAAGGGATTTGTTTCCTTCTCAAGGCCGACAGCCAAGGGAAAAGATTTAATTGCTGCGAAAACGGCGGCGGCTGCACAGGCAACGACGACCGAGGCGGAAACGTCACGCGCAGCACGAAGGGAGAGGCATATGGCACCAGAAAAGGAACGCAAAACAATCAATGAGGTATTCGATAGCATCTGCGACTTTGAGGAGCTGTACGCGGCATACAGAGACGCAAGGAAACAGAAGCGATATCGGCGCGACGTCATGGAATACGCGGAGCAGCTGGAGACTAACCTCATCAGCACACAAAACGAACTGCTGTGGGAAACCTACAAGGTCGGACCATACCGCCCGTTTTACGTGACGATCCCAAAGCTCCGGCTGGTCATGGCCTTGCAATTCCGCGACCGCGTAGTGCAGCACGCGATATACCGCTGCATGAACCCGTTCTACGACAAGTTATTCATCGAAGACAGCTATGCATGCAGAATCGACAAAGGAAGTCACAAGGCGGCAGACAGGCTCCAATACTGGATGAGACAAGTATCCCGGAAACCCGGCGCGCCTTGGTATTACCTGAAGCTCGACATCAGCAAATACTTTTACAGAGTGAACCACAGAATCCTGCTGGACATTTTGAAGGAGCGCATCGCCGACGAGAGGCTTCTCCGTCTGCTCGACATCATCGTAAACAGCGAGGATACCGCCTTCGGATTACCATCCGGCATGGGACCGGAGGAGTGCACGGAGGACATGTGGATGACGGACGTAGGCATGCCGATCGGCAACCTCACCAGTCAAATGTTCGCGAACATTTACCTAAACGAGGTAGACCAACACGTGAAGCACGACATGCGAATCCATTATTACATCCGATACATGGACGACATGATCATCCTGCACCAAGACAAAGCGGAACTGGCAGAATTCAAGAACGAGATAGAGGGCTTCTTAAGGGACAACCTGCAGCTGGAGCTGAACAAGAAAACGGCCATCAGGCCGGTAGCACTGGGCGTCGATTTTGTAGGTTACAGGATTTATGCCACGCACAGGAAGCTGAAGAAGTCGACGGCGTACAGGATCATGCACAGGACGAAAACACTTTCATCACAGCTGGCCGCAGGCGAAATCAGCCGAGAGGAATTCGACAGAGTAGTCGCTTCATACAGAGGCGTACTCGGCCATTGCAACAGCTACGGGCTGAGGCAGAGGCTAAATAAGACATACAAAGAAGCGATGGGGAGGCTGCAGACCGCCAACGGCGCAGCAAAGCAGTCTGAACCGGAAAGGAGGAAGCAATGACAGACATGGCAATTCTAACGGCTGTCATCGGCGCCGTAGGCGGCCTTTGCGCGATAGCGTTCGGATACGCAACGTACAAAAGGAACCGGAAGGCAGATGACAGCAGCGAAGGAAAACAAACCGGGACGCTTTTCACAGAAATCGGGTACATCAAAAGCGGCATCGACGACATCAAGCGCAAGCAGGAAAAACAAGACGAGAGATACACAGTCATGGTCGAGCGGCTGTCGGCGGTCGAAGCGTCAGCGAAGCAAGCACACAAGAGAATCGACAGAATCGACCATCAAGGCTACTCCGGGGAGTGAGGTGAGGAGAAATGGAGAAAACCAGCAAAGCAGAGCGGACCCAGCCAGCGGTAAAAAGAACCAAGAAAAATCAGAAGAAAAAGATTGAATTTTCCAAACTGATTTTTATAGGCGTTTCGGTCGTGACCATTTCGGTGGTCATTTTTTCATGCCGCATGATTTACATGACCGGCGACCTTTCGCCGCTCGCATACCTGATCCCCTCAGTATTCGCAGAGCTGGCCACCGCAACCGGCTTTTATTACCGAAAGGCCCAGAAGGAGAACGAAATCAAGCTGCCCCACTACATGGCCAACCAGAGCACGGCCAACTGCGAGGAGGCAGACGACAACATCCAATGAGAAGGAGGAATCGACATGGATAAAGTCAAGATCACCGAAGAAAAGGACTTAAACCAAGAAGCCCTCGACGAATTATCAAATGGGAAAGGAGATGACGAAGATGAGTAACAGCCCATTAGTGAACTACACCAAGATATCGCCAAACAAGACGAGTCCGAGGAAGCAGCCAATCGACACAATAACAATCCATTGCGTGGTAGGCCAATGCACGGTAGAGACACTCGGGAACGTCTTCGCACCGGCCACCCGCCAAGCAAGCTCGAACTACGGCGTAGGATATGACGGCAGAATCGGAATGTACTGCGAGGAGAAGGACCGCTCGTGGTGCACTTCATCCAGCGCCAACGACAACCGGGCAATCACAATCGAAGTGGCCAGTGACACCACACACCCCTACGCGGTCACCGACAAAGCACTGGCGGCGCTGATTGAGCTTTGCGCAGACATCTGCAAGAGGAACGGAATCAAGCGGCTGCTTTGGGAGGGAAACAAGAACCTCATCGGGCAGCCGGACAAGCAGAACATGACTGTTCATCGCTGGTTTGCAAACAAATCATGCCCGGGCGATTACCTGTACGAGAGACACGGGTACATCGCAGACGAGGTAAACAAGAGGCTCGGAGCAGCAAGCACTCCCACACTTCCCTCCTCCCCTTCCACCCCCGGCAAACTTTACTACGTCCAGACCGGCGCGTATTCCGTAAAAGCCAACGCCGACGCGCAATACCACAAGGTCAAGGCGGCAGGTTTCGACGCCATCATGAAGAAGGCTGGAAACTTATACCGCGTACAAGTCGGAGCTTTCTCAAAGAAAGCGAACGCTGATGCGATGGCGGCCAAGTTGAAGGCGGCAGGATTTGACACATACGTCACGACGACCGGAGGAGCGCAGGTAGCAGTCGGAGCAGCTCCAACACCGGCACCAGCTCGCACCATCAAGGTGGGCAGCAAGGTGAAGGTAAAGGCCGGAGCCAAGACATACATCGGAGGAAATCTGGCCAGCTTTGTATACCAAACGACATACGACGTCCAACAGATCACTGGCGATCGCGTCGTAATCGGACTTAAAGGCAAGGTCACCGCAGCCGTGAAGCTCGGCGACTTAATCATTCAATAACAGGAGGAAAAGCAAATGAGCGAAAATTTAAACGAACTTTTGATGACCCTGATCCAAGTGGTCATCATTCCGGCCATCCCCGTTTTAGTCGCCTTCCTTGTTAAGCTCCTAAAGGCCAAAGCGGAGCAGACGACAGTCAAGATCAACAACGAGCTCGTGCGGCAGTACCTGCAGGAGGCAATAGACGCGGTTATTCAGGCCGTGACTTACACAACCCAGACCTACGTCGACAGCCTAAAGAAGCAGGGAAAGTTTGACGCTGATGCCCAGAAGGTAGCATTCACGCAAGCAAAGGAAATCGCGCTGCAGCTGCTCACGGAGGACGCAAAGCAAATGATAACCGACCTTTACGGAGACATTACAGTATGGCTTGATACCAAGATCGAGCAGACCGTAAAAGAACAAAAGACATTCACCCTCGGCACAGCCGTACTGGAACCCATCAGAGAGATGGAACCCTAACACACGCCGGTATATCCGGACGCCCCAGAGCCACCATACTCTGGGGCTTTTTTTATTGCCCAAAACTCGGAAAGTGAGAGCACAGAAAAATAAATCTCGGAATTTGAGAATATTGTATTGACTATTAACCGATGGCGGTTTATAATGAGCGTAACGAATAATTAAGGAGGGACCGTCATGGGAGTATACGGAGCACGCGAACTCGAATTCATCAGAACCGACAAGAACGGTACGAAGATATACCACGACAACAACTGCCCGCGCTGCTGCGGTTACGGCCAGCTCGAGAAGTGGAAATACACTGGCCAGACTTGCTGGGAGTGCGGAGGCACAGGAATGCGCAGGAAGCCAAAGGTCGTCAAGTTTTACACAGAAGAATATCAAGCGAAGCTCGACGCAAAAGCAAAGGCCAGAGCTGCAGCATACGAAGCGGCACACCCCCGTCCTTCAGACGAAGAACTCAAGGCAAGAGCACTCGAAGCCAGCCGGAACGCATGGATGAACGAGGGCTTCTCATACGAAGGAAACGCCTACGTTTACACCGGAGACACATACCCGCACAGAAACGCAATCAAAGAAGCAGGAGGCCGCTTCAGATACAGAGTATGGATCGCGCCGAAGCAGATAGAAGGTCTAAATGGAGTCCGGATAACAGAAATCAAGATAGAAGGGCTCCTGAACGAATACGGATACCTCGACCCCGAGAAGCTCTGGGACCAGCTACACGAAAAAGGGCTTCTCGACCAGAATATCTACCGATAGGAGGAAGAACCATGGTTTACAAGGTTTACATCAACGAAAACGGCAAAGCGGAATACGCAGGAAACATAAGCGCACCTGACTACGAAACAGCAAAAGCCTTTGTGATTTCAGAAGGCATAGACGAGAAAGACTTCATGCTCATCAAGAGCGAAGAATAAGGAGGAAGCCATGAAATTTTACAGAGTGTTCTTTCCAAGCCCGAGCATTTACGCAAACATCAGCCAGATGACATACCCTGACTACCAAAAAATCCTCGCGGAATGGAGAGCGGAGGCGCTGAAGCAACTGGGGGAAACCGGAGCCGACCACGTCATATACGGCTCGCGGAGCTACGACGAGGAAGGCAGCCTGAAAGAGATGCACATGTACATGCTTCCGCTCGATGACAGCGAATTTTATAAGCGCACCAGTGGAGTCGACGACTTGATTCTCGCAGTACACAAGCTGAAATGAAGGAGGAACAAAAATGAAGCATGAACGCTACATCATCAACGATGAGGAAGTAGAGCTCCTCGACAGATACGAAGGAATAATGGCGCAGACTAAAGACCCGCACAGATACGACACATTCTCCGCAGAAAGTCTCGCCCAATTCTGCCGGATGAAGGACAGGAGCAATGACCTGTTTTTTAAGAGAACCGAGGCTGCGAGACAGGTGATTGACATCATCGCAAGGCAGGTCGGAATCGATCCCGACAACACTAGCTTCTGGCTCTACGCGCCCGACATAGACGACACCACGCCAATCGCCAAGAGGATTGAGGACTGGATCAGCCGCAGCGGAGAAAAAGCACAACTCAAGAAGCGACTGCAAGAGCTGGAGCAAGAAAACGCCCTGCTTCGGTCGATCATTCAAAAATAGGAGGAGCAAGCATGGAAAGAATTTTTAAGTTTATAGGGCAGGACAGCTGGGACAGACCGGTATACGAGGGAGAAGACGGAACGCTCCTCGTTGACGTCGATCCGAGATCAACCCGCCCGATTAGCCTCTGCACCAAAATGAACAACGAGTTTGACGGAGAGCCAGACACGCCAATCGAGCATACCAGATACAAGCACGATGAAATCAAAGTAGACCGCCGCGTGACATGGCGATAAAGGAGGGAGCAAGCATGATCAGATACTACCTCACGCAAAGACCACCGGCACCCGGGACGTTCCCCGGGAAGCCGGTCAACATGAAAGCATTTGACAGCCGGGAACACGTCGAAGAAATAGGCCGCCCAGCGTGGGGATGGGTAGAGTACGAGTGGCCGTTGACGATAAAGGAAACCGAAGACTACGAGCTAACCAGACCGATAGCATTTAACATAAAGGATACGAAGACGAACGAAACACTGGCTACAATGAGAGGAAAAGAAGCAGCCGATGGGATGCTTGCTTACATGCAGAATAAATACCCAGAGAAGAAGCTAAGGATAGCGACTTCACCAAAAGAGGAGGAAAGAGCAAAATGAACGAAGCCAAGAACACCGTCAGCATAGAGCTGACCGAGCAAGAGGCAAGGTTCCTCGCGGAATTTGCAGAGAAGCAATACGAAGGAGCCGAAGGCAACGTCGGAACCAGAACGCCCATTCACGTCGTAGAGAGAAAAGAGCAATACTTTTCACAGGGCGACGGAGATGAATGGCTGTGCGAAGACAACGACTACAAGATTTACAAAGACCTTGACGCCATGATCGAGGACCTGAGAGAGAGCGGCAAAGAAATCCCGCCATACGATGAAGTCGGATACGAGGACGTGAACGACGTCTGGATCACAGACGGCGAATCATACTGCGAAGCATACGGAATCAACGCCCAGAGAGGACGCAGCATCGACACATACCGTCCCGTCGCCTTCTTCCTGATCAGAGACGAAGCCGTCAGATACAAGAACGGGTACCAAGCACACAACTGCGGAGATTGCCGGATTTACACATACGGACTCGGATACAGCAACAACGGCGACCTCCCCGTTTTCAGAGAGATGCTTATGAAGCTGGGAAGGCAGCTCCTGCAGGAAGGAGAAAGCCATGACAGACAAGCATAAAGAGGAACACGCCTCACTCGCGATTGAAATCAAAGTGAGAGAGATACTCCTAAAGAGACTAACCCACCCCGCAGATCTGCTCAGGGCCGCAGCAAAGAAGGAAGCCGACCGGAGAGACGAAAGAGTCAACAACGCCAGAGAATACAAGACATACGCCGAAGCGCAGGAAGCGTATGGATGGGGACTCATCACAGATGAAGAATTCACAGGCATAGCAAAAGCGCTGGAGGAAGGCGACGAATACATCGAAACAACCCGGACACCGACGGAACTCGCAAGCGAAATGCTAAAAGAGTTTATAGCGAGGTTGGAGAGCGACATTCGGTCATTCAAATACGAGCTGCTTCCGCCAGAAGAAAAAGAGAGGATACACAAAGAGAGCGAGGAACGAAGGGCACGAATTGAAGCAAGAAAAGGAGGAATACAATGAACAACAACAATTTAAAGAACACAATCAAAGGAGCCTTATACGGAGTAGCGGTCGGAGACGCACTCGGTGCACCTTTAGAATTTATGAGTGCAGAGCAGATCGCCAACCGGTACGGAGAAGTAACCGACATGATAGGCGGAGGATGGCTCAACGTCGAGCCGGGCGAAATCACCGACGACACGCAGATGACGCTGGCTGTCGCGGAAGGAATCGCAGAGGAGCCGGAGAACCCCATCGAGGCAATCGGAGAACGCTTCATAGCATGGGCGCGCAGCGGACCAAAGGACATAGGCGGAACATGCAGCCGCAGCATTTACGGAGCCGCCGCAGGAGGCGCAAAACGACCCACAGAGGACGAATGGTTCAACGCAAGCAAAGCTACCGCCAAGGCAAACGGAAGACGCAGCGGAGGCAACGGAGCGCTCATGCGCACGGTTTACCCCGGCCTTTACTACAACCAGAGGCTGGAAGCGGTAGAGACGGCAACGGCCATCGCACAGATGACCCACTGGGACGAAGAATCAAATAGGGCTTGCGAAATTTACACGGATATGCTATACTTAATAACCGAAGCGGTTAATAAGCACGGAGAGGCCACAGACAAAGACAAGATCATCGACGAGACGCTGCAGGACACCCCATACGAGCTCGACCGGCTCGCAAAGAGAACGGAGGAGCTGAACCCGACCGGGTACGTGGTGGACAGCATGAAATGCGCAGTAACCGCAGCATTCTGGAACGCGGAGAGCTTCGAGGAGGCAATCATAGCCGCAGCCAACATGGGCGGAGACGCAGACACGATAGCAGCCATCACCGGCGGACTTGCCGGAGCGTACTACGGGTACGATGCCATCCCGGAAAGATGGATCAGAGAGCTCGCGCCGGAGGTCAGAGAACGACTCGACCGACTCGCAGAGGCAGCACTCGCAAACCGGACCATGGAGCAAAGGAGAGATTAACATGGCACACGGAAGACGACTGGGAAGACCAATGAAAGGAAAAAGCAGACGCGTCCCGATTACAGTACACGCATCAGTCGAGACACTCGATATTGTAGATACCTACGTAGAGGAGCAGAGCCAGCAGCAGGAAGGTCAATATTCCCGTTCCGACTTCTGGAACGAAGCGGCCACCATGTACATGAAGCAGCTCGGAATCGCTCCGGAGGACGAAGGAAAAGAAAAACGTTCCAAAAGCGTACCGAAAAAATCGGAGGACAAAAGCAAGTGAGAGAATACAGGCAATACGGACAGGAGAAACTAAGAAAAATGACCGGAAACAAGCCAAGACAACAAGCAGTTATCGAATGGGAGTAACTGAAAATAACTG